GTGACGGCCGACAGACCGAAGGCCCCATTGCCGCCGTTGAAATGGGCGGGGGGCAAGCGATGGTTCGCCAGTCGGTATCTTCATCTGTTGCCCGACTCATACGAGCGATACGTTGAGCCGTTCGCCGGATCGGCCGCCCTCTTTTTTGCCGTACAGCCAAAAAAGGCGTTATTGGCTGACCTCAACGGTGAGCTGGTGAACCTGTATGAGTGCATCCGTGACTTCCCAGCAAAACTAAAAGTCAAGCTGGCGACGCACCATCGAGCGCACTCTCAAGAATACTATTACAAGATGCGAGCCACTAAGCCGACCTCTGCAGTAGGAAGGGCTGCTCGTACGCTCTATCTAAATCGGACATGTTGGAACGGCCTATACCGCGTGAATCGCCAAGGTCAATTCAATGTGCCTATCGGCACGAAGACGAACGTCATCTTAGATACCGATGACTTTGAAGGGTTGTCAGCCGTGCTGCGGGGCGTAGATGTAGTTCAGTCTGATTTTGCGTCGATTGTTGATTCGGCGGTGGAGGGCGATTTTGTTTTTATCGACCCGCCTTATACCGTTGCTCACAATACGAATGGCTTTGTGAACTACAACGAACATCTGTTCTCTTGGCAGGATCAGATCAGGCTTCGGCGGCACGTCGAGCATGCGGTGGACCGTGGCGTTAAGGTCCTTATGACCAACGCTGCGCACGAGTCCATATATCGGCTGTACGATGGCTTTGAGCAGATCGTCGTGGACCGCGCCGGTGTAATAGGCGGTCTGAAGGCGATGCGGGGCCGTTTCGAGGAAGTGGTGATCAGATGCTATTGAACGGATCTCAGTGGCGAGAGCGGGCTCGAGAGCTTCTCGGATGCCTTGGTGAAGTCGCATTCACGCTTGGTGTTTCTAATGCCGCGCTTGTATTTGCGGTGTTCGTCTATCTAGTGGTGACAGAAGCTGCAACGTTTAGTGTGAGTCTCGCTTGGGACGTTATAGTTGATAACGTCAAGCCTGCCGAGATTCTAGTGTATATCCTGGCGCTCGTGGCTCCAGCGCTATGGATAATGGTTAAAAATTGGCGCGGCCGTCGCCATGCCGGTTGGTTTTGGGTGTTGTTCTTCTTGCAGGCATTCATCATCGTAGGAAGTGCTTTCATTTTTGGAGCCTCGAAGGCAGGCGTAATGCGAAACGAGACCTTCGTGGAGAAATGGGCTCTTGCTTCGCTCATCACGGCCATTGTTATTTGGTATGCAACTCTTGCATATGATCGGATAGTATTGAGCAGAGCACAGGAGCGGCTCAATGAACCAGTTGAGCAGAATGGCGGCCAAGCAATCGCCCAGGGCCTTGGGAGGCTGATCAAGTGACCGAGCTAAAAGTTCCTGCCGTCTGTGTGACGCAGCCTATAGGCCAATTCTATGTCGGTAAAATGCGTGCGGAAGATCTCGTTTCCGTATCAAAGGCCGATATGCGGAGAATAGAAGGTCCTGTTGACAGGTTCGTCGGAATTCAGCGGCAATTGAGCCGTTCCCGCGTAGATGAAATAGGCCGCTTTGTTCGATCCGTAGATGCCACGTTCCCAACTTCGGTGGTTCTGGCAGTACCAGGTGCCTGCGCGACGTTCGACGAAGAACTGGGTGTTCTGGTTCTGCACGAAGGCGTTGACGAGGCTACTGGGGAGCAAATCCCATTGGACTCGGTCGCCAGTATTTTGGATGGTCAGCATCGAGTAGAGGGTTTGAAGCATAAATCGCCGGATACTCTATTTGAGGTGCCCGTATCGATCTTTGTGGAGGCGGACGTCGCGGATCAAGCCTATATCTTTGCGACAGTCAATCTCGCTCAGACGAAGGTTAATCGTAGCTTAGTGTACGATTTGCTTGATTATGCTACGGCGCGGAGCCCTCAAAAGTCCGCTCACGATGTTGCGGTGGCGATGGATCTGTTTCCGGAAAGTCCTTTCTACAGCATGATTAAAAGGCTTGGGACGGCTACACCGGGGCGTAGTGGTGAAACCCTTGCCCAGGCGACTGTGGTTGGTTCAATTCTCCCTTTAATTTCCACCGACCCTGAAGGCGATCGCTACGCGCTTGCCAAGAAGCAGAAAGTTACCTTTGACTCGGACGCCTATCCGAAAACGCCATTGCGCGGCTTTTGGGTGGATGCAAAGGATACAGAGATGGCCGCAGTGTTGGTCCAGTATTTCAACGCAGTGGCGAAGAGATGGCCCATCGCTTGGGCCTCCCGAGAGAAGGGGGCCATGCTCTCTCGTACAAACGGTTTCCGAGCGATGGTGCGTCTGTTTAAGCTTATATATTTAAAAGAGAGGCCCGTTTGGCAGGGGGCTGATGCTGGAATTCTGGGAGAGGAGGCATACGCGCGTCATCTTCGTCTCTCAGCGCTCTCCGACGCCGATTTCAATAGCAATCAGTTTAAGCCCGGCTCTACTGGTGAAAGCGAGCTCTTTAAGCGGCTTCGCGACGAGCTCAAGCTGTAAGTCATTGTCTTGCTTTGAATCATCGATCCAACCGAAGGATAGGGGCAACCTCCGTCCAAGGGCTGTCATGGCCATCTAGGTAGTGTTCGGTCATTGACTTGGAAGCGTGGCCCATCAATGCTTGCACCTCTTCGGTAGTCCAGCCCGCATCCCGGACCAGGGCGCCGCCCAAGCTTCGGATCTCATGGAAGCTTGGGGGGTTTTCGCCAGCGACACCCGCAGCCTCACGTGCATCCTGAAACGCTCGGGTCAGCTGCTCCGGCATGACCTGGGTGTGGTGCACCCGCGCTGAAGCGCGCTTGTCCGATGGCCGGGCCCGGTCAGGGAGACGATGAACCACGTACGGGGAAACCACCGAATCGCTAGCCTGCGAGATCAGGGTGGCAAGCTGTTCGCCGATCTTGATCTTCAACTTCACCAATGAGGTGCCCTCGGTTTTCTGAGGGACGACCCACAGGAAGCCGTCGCGCACGTCGGAGAACTTCAGGGACACGATGTCCTCGCGCCGGAGCAACGTGACTAGGGACAGGTCCATTGCAACCCGTAGCCATGGCTCGGCGTGGCCCCAGATCGTGTCGTAGATTTCTTTCGTCAAGCGGGTCCGCTTCCGCTCGTGCTGGAATCGGCGCGTGGCCAGTACGGGGTTGGTGTCGATCCAGCCTTCCTGCACGGCGCAGCCGAGGATCCAGCCCAGCACCAGCCGAAACTGTTGGCGCGCGCGATCGGAGGCGGTAACCGCCCGGATGAACTCCGCGCAGTCTTTGACCGTGACTTCTTCGACAGGCCGAGCACCTATGCCGGCTTCAATCCGACGGATAACGCTCTCATACACCTCGGCCGTCTTCGGGGCCCACTTCCGCCCAGGGATATCGTCTCGGCGGAACACGGCGATCGCATCGGCGACGGTGTCCTTTGAGCCAATAACCCGGTCCACGAGGTCGTTCGTGGGCATGAGCAGCGCGTTGAGTTTCTTGGCCGCGGCAAACGCTCGTGCCTTGTCCGTACCCATCCAGGTCTCCCGCTTGGTCACGGGGTGTCGGTACTTGAATCCGTCTCGGTTGGGGTAGAGGTTTGCCGGCCATCCTTGGCGGCTCTTGCTGCGTGGTCGCGGTGCCATTCGTATCAACCTGCCTTCAGTACGCGCTCGACGAGCGGGTCGCCGTCGGCAAGCCATTCGTGTTCGTCGATGAACCAAGTTCCGCCGACCTTCTTGCCGGGAATCTTTCCGTCGCGCAGCCAGCGCTGCAGCGTGGCAACGCTCGGGCGGCTAGTGTCGTCAAAGTACTTTTGCAGCCATTTATCGGCGGTCAGAAGTTTCATTCCTGGCATCCCATGCTTGCCACCGTTGCAGGACCGTTGGTGGCGACCCAGCCAAGTTGCATCGCGTAGGCGCGGTTATTGAGGTGGATGCGGTTCATGGCAGAATCGGCTCCATCATGGACATGGGGAAGTAGCGATGGCGGTTTGCCCGCTCGCGGTGGATTGGGGAAACGTGGCCGACTGGGCGGCGGTTGTGATCGGTGTTGGCGCTGCAGTGGCGACTACTTTCGTTGCAGTGCTCGCGCACCGAACGTCGAAGCGGGCCACTCAGATCGCTGAGGAAGCGACAACAATTGCTGACCAGCAGCATCGGGAAGCCGTTGCACTGAGGCATGGAACGGCTGGGATTCTGCGCAGCCTTCTTGCGGTGGAAATGGCGTTCTTGCCTCCAAAGCTCGCTGCAACGTTGCACACGATGAGACAGGTGGACGCACCTGATGCAGGTTTGATCGCTGATGCCAAGGATCTGCGGTGGGTGCTCGCTGAGCTTCAGGCAAGCTTGATGCCTACTGCTGAAGGCGTTCAGGACAAGCTGCACAATTTCGAGAAGGAAATCGGCAACGAGATTGCCGCCCTTATCGGGCAGGGTCGGGCGATTTCTGACCTTTGCCGCCGGTTTGAAAGTCGAGTGCTTTGGGAAGATCATGGACCCGAGGTGATATTGAGCCGGGAAGGCAGGGATCACTTTGTCGCAATCCGCAACGACGTTAGGAGAATGCTCAAGGCGAGTTTGGAGGCTGCACCCTTCTTCTCTCCGTTGGTCAAGAACATGCCAGGCAGCTACGACGAGATTGTGCGGCTTGCAGAATCGGATGATTGACCTATGGGTCACGGCGGCCTCTCCCTAACGTGGCGAGGTCGATCTCATCCACTTGGTCGCGCAGGCGGTGGCAGGCGCCACGCAACGCGATCGCCACATCCCGGCGGGTGTCGCGGCGGTAGAAGTTCAGGCCTAGGAAGTGCGCCACGCCGGTTTGATCCCTAAGGAACAAGCGATAGACCACGATTCCGGACAGCCCCATCGGGAAACGCCCCCAAGAGAATCCGCCTTGCTTCTTTGGCGAGCGTCGCGTCACGGAGGGTTTCATGAGTGGCCTTGTTGGGCAGATGCCTGCGCTAGCCGTTGGCTGCCGGAAGCATCATTGATCTCGCGGCGGCTCATCTCGCGACGGGTTGGGGTGTTGCCCAAGACTTCCACCTTGCCGCCGGCGCGCCGGAACGCGGCAAGCTGATCGGCGAGCACCGCGCGATCCCGGTCCTTGTGCTGAACGGTCGTGCTGTTGTGGCTGCCGGTGGGGGCCGAGCGCATTACCCGCGCCACTGCGGCGCGAGTCGGCTCCACACGCGCATCCGGGGTGCGCATCAGCCTGTGCATCGTGGTGGTCAGCATCCAGATCCTGTTGCCCTTGGTGATGCTGGCCTGCACCTGGCCGGTGTCGCGCATCGCGGCGAGCGAACTGTTGAGCTGCTTGAGCGTGCAAGTCAGCGTCCCGGCAGCGAGCAGTTCCTCATCGCTCGCGCCAGCAGGCCGGTCGAGCAGCAGAGCGCGGATGGCGGCCGCACGGCCGAATTGCTGGATCTTGGCGCTCATGCTGCTTCCTTGGCGGTAAGGTCGCGCACGCGCACGCCCTGGCGATCAAGCCAACGGCGCGCCGACTGCAGCGACTTTTGAGAGAGGGCGAATCGGCCGGTACCGATCTGGAGTTCGCGGCCACGCACGGTCGCTGAGCGGCCCGTGGCGGCCGCCACTTCGGTGGGGGTGGCGCTGTGCGGGCTGGCGTAGATGCCGGCCCACAGCCATCCTGCGCAGACCATCAGCACCAGGGTGGTGCCATGACTGCCGGTGGGGAAGGAATGCTCAACGGGGAGGGCCGACGCCTTCATGCGGCATCCGCCTGCTCAGCGGAGGCGCGATATGAGGCAGCCAACACATCCCATTGCGACGCGAAGCGCCGAAACGTCTCTGCCTGCTCTTCATTGCCCACCATGGACTCGGCATCGGCTTCCACGCGCAGCGCCGCGGCGTATGCCGACTTGGCCTCGGCAACCTTTAGGAAATAGTCGCGGGTCATGGGGCCCCCGCGCTGAGGCGTGCCTGTTCGACCAGCGCCGTGGCTTGCGCCATGCCCGACTTGGTCAGCGTGGCCTGTGTCGGAAAACTCGGGTCGTCGTAGTCGATCAATGCGCGCTCGTAGAGCCAGTTGGTGACCCGCCGCGTAAAGACCTTGGCGGGCTGTCTGGTGGAGCAGAAGCCGCCACGGGTGCGCTTCAGCACATGGCCCGCCGCAGCGAAGGCAGTAACGAGCGCGGCACGCTCCAGGGGTTTGAGTGGTGCAGCCATTGCGTTCTCCAGGTCAGGCGGCGTGCTGCGCCGGCAGGCGAGCCAGCACGGCGCCGCGGGCTCGGGCGAGGTGAGAGATCGGGATCAGCTGCGACACCAAGCCCGGGTCGGTCCAGCGCAGCTCGGCGATCGCGAGAGAGGGGCTGGGTACGGTTGCCTTCTGGCAGAGATGACACTCGAAGTGCATGAGGGCCGGGACAGGTGTGCCGAGCTGGTGGCCGGCCGGCGCACCGGTGGTCGTCACGATTTGCGGGCGGTGTCCGGGGCGGCACAGTGGTACAGAGGCGGGTGCAGGGCGGGCGGTCTGCATGGAATCACCCGCGAACGCTGGAGGACGCCGCCCAGCGCGCCTGATTGGCATCGCGGTCGGCGTGGGCCTGGCTGATCTCCACCAGGCGAAGGGGCACGACGATGGCGGCCACAGCGCCGACGACAGCCCAGGCGATCCGGTACCGGCGGTTCATGCCCGCACCTCAGCTGCCATGTCCCGCGATTCGGCTTCCACGCGGCGGGCGGCGACGCCCATACGGCGCGATCGGCGCAACTGGTTACGGCTGTGCTCGCCAGCGCTGCGGGCTCGCAGGACGTTGGCGCGGATGTGGTCGCGGGCAGCCTGCGCCAGCAGGCACGAGGCGGCCTGAAGCGGCAGCGGGGCCTTGGGCAGGGAGTCGGCAGCGGTGCGGTAGGACATGGCGCTCTCCGTAGGAAAGGAGGGCGCCGGCGGGCCTATTGCCTGGGGAGAGGCATCCGCGGCTCAGCAGGGGAGGGGCTGGGCCGCAGTCGCGACCCGCCGGTCGCCCGTCGGCTGGGTTGCCGACGGTGCGATCCTATACGCAAACGAATTACCAATGCAATACCTAAACGAATTAATTCGTTTGGGCGGCTGATGGGGTATACCTGGCCTCAATGGCTTCGACCTGCTTGCGCTTGGTCTCGGCGCATTGCTGGGTGGCACTCGCCATCTGGCTGTCCGCGCTTACGCGCTCAGCTGTAATGGACTGCTGCAGCCCCGCGACTTGGTTGCGTATGCCTGCCTCGTAGGTAGCTCCTGCGAGGTTGTTCCGGGCGAGTGCGGCGTCTCGATTGAGCGCCTGCACTTGGCGCTCATAACCCGCGATGCGCTGATCCGACGGACCGTAGACCCTGCTGCGTGCGCTGGTCAGGCAGTTGCGCTCTGCGATGCCTGCGTCGGAGATATCTGTGCTCTTGAACACGGATTGCTTGTTGGCCGCCTCGCCGGATGTCGGGGTGGCGGCTCTGCCGGTGCGGACTTCATGCGGCTTGCTGTCCCTCGCGCAAGGATTCTGGGAGTACACGGTCTCGCCGCTACTCCCCTTGCACTTATAGACCTGGGCTGTCGCAGCAGCACAGGGGACCAGCAGCATGGCTGCGATAGCAAATGACCTCATGACCTTTCCTTGTCCTCTGTCTCGTTGAAGATCGTTAGAGCCCGCCGCGACCGCTGCGGTCGATCACGCGGCCGATGAGATGCAGGCCAGACACTTCATCAGCGGTGAGGTATTCGTCGGGGTACTGCGTCTTGTCAGGGTTGTCGCTCACGATGCGCAACCGGCCGTCTGCGGTCCTGTACAGGCGCTTGACCTTGATGTCCGGATAGGGTCCTGGGGTCATAAACACATAGACCCGCCCGTCAGCGACCTCCTTATCTCCGGTGTTCACGGCAATTCTGTCGCCGTTGAACAGGGTCCGTTCCATGCTGTCGCCGAACACCTTCATCACCTTTACGTCTTCCGGCTTTGCTCGCACCTGGTGGAACCAGCTGAGCTGGTAGGCCATGCGGAAACTGGTTTCCACAAATTCGGGGGCGGGAGAGCCGTGGCCTCCGGACACAACGACATCGACTACCGCCACCAGAACTTCCCTGTCGCCATCTAGTTCGTCTCCATGTTCGAACGCCTTCACGGCATAAGCCGGGATCGTTCCCGGCGTGCCTGTGTGAGAGGCGGGCAGTCCGGTGCGCATCTGCTCAACCGTGACGCCAAAGTAGTCAGCAAGGGGCCTTAGCGTTCCATCACGCGGGTCGGCTACTCGGCCCGACAGGACTCTGTGAATGGTGGGCTGGGGCACGCCAGTCTCCGTAGCCAGGCGGTTCTCGCTCAGGCCACGCAGATCCATCAACTGGCGAAGGTTCTTGGAGATCGTATTCATTCGTGAATTGTCAGCCGCCAGTCGGGGTGTGGCATAGATCGTTTGGGTATTGCAAACCTATTCGTTTGCGTATAATTTCCATCGCCATGAACCCTCAAACCGCAGTTGTCGCCCTTATCGCCCTTGGCTGGAGCGAGTCCCGCATCGCCAAGGAAGTGGGTACATCGCAGCCCACCGTTCACCGAATCAAGCATGGTCTTCAGCGCCGCGGTGTCGCCTTTGAGACGGCCAGGGCTGTGATCGATCTTGCCGAGGCCGAGAGGTCGGCTGCTGCCAATGGGGTGCGCCCATGCGGCAGTTGATCGAATTGCTTCCTGACCTCGGCAACTCGGAACTGGGGCCGGTGCTGGACCAGTGCCTCATGGTTGAAGGCGAGGGCGGTGGGCTGGTGTTGACGGCTGACAGCTGGCTCGCCCTTCGTGGCCGGCTACAAGCTGCAGCGTCACCGCTTCATTGGTGGGAGGTTCCGACCAATGCCTGATGTGAGCAACGGCCGGCGCGAAGAAGACCGCCGCCACCCCGCCCATACCCTGGATCACGCTGTAGTGGCGCAGGGCGCTGAAGTGCATGCGCTGTTGGAAGAAGAGGATCTCGCTCATGGCCCGCATCTTGGTGCAGCGGATGGGCGCGGCGAAACGATGAAACGCAGCCTGTTTCAGGGTGACGCATGACGTGCCAACGATCTGACCTCTATTGGCGGGATGCGCTGTACAACGCCGTGTCGAAAGCGCCTGGCAATGTCCAGGCAGCTGCGGTCTACCTCAGCGAGCGCCGCGGTAAAGGCATCACCGGCGAGACCCTGCGCAAGAAGCTGCGAGGCCTGGCGGGTGAATCGCTGTCGATGGAAATGGCCGAGATGCTCACCGAGTACCTCCAGCAGTTCGTGGACACCGCCGAGCTGGCAACCGACTGGATCGCCTCACTCGGCGGTCAATTCAACTTGATGGTGGATTTCGTGCCGCCGCCGCCCGAGGGCGGCTGGCCCAACGAACTGGAAGCGCTGCAGAACAAGCTGCTGCAGCTGCATGCGATGACCGGCCGGCTCTCAGGCACGACGCTGGAGGCGGTTGCTGACGGTGATCTGAGCGTCAGCGAAGCCGACGGGATGCAGGACCTGACGCGCAGCATCCGAACGCTCTGCTTCCGCTTGGAGCGCAACGCCTGCAGGGCGGCCAAAAAAGCGGTGAGCCGTGAATGACTTGGCTACCTTCCGCTCACCCCGGGCACGGTACAGGCGACGAGGAGAGATGAGCGCTGCTGCCTGCCGTGCGATGGAAGAGGCTGCCCGTGCGCTGACTGACGCCGTGCCCGCGCTTGTCGGCGACGAAGCGATGGCGGAGCGCGAGCGCCTGCGTCGCGAGGACGAGTTGAGGGCTACTGCCCCGCGCGAGCTGGACCTTGGGGGTAAATCGTGGGCGTGAGTTGCTGCCTGCTCAAGGCCCTCGATATCGGCCGTAAGCCGCGTTCAGAATGGAAGACCTCAATCGAGGCGCTGCCGATGACGTGCCCGCAGCCTGGCGTATGCACTGGCGACGTCGGGTGCCGTGAGCGCATTGCCGAGTACATGCGCATGCAGTGGAACATGGCTGCCGCCCGCGCCGCACGCAAGGGCGGGCGGTCATGAGCCATAACGGCATCGACGTCGAGGCGATCAAGAACTCCGTGGATCTCGATGAGGTTGTCGGAAGGTATGTGAAGCTCCGGCGCACTGGCAGGGAATTCACCGGCCTGTGCCCGTTCCACGAAGAGGGCTCCCCCAGCTTTACGGTCAATCCAGCAAAGGGGTTCTTCCATTGCTTCGGTTGCGGCGCGCACGGTGACGCCATTGGTTTCATCCAGAAGATCACGGGTCTAGATTTCAAGGAGGCGTGTGCGCAGCTTGGCGGCCATGAGTTCGCGCCCGCCTCTCTGAGCGTCCGGAAGGTGGTGGAACAACCTCTGCAGGTGAACTGGGTGCCCCTTCTGCCGGTCCCGGAGGCCGTGCCGCCGCTGATGGCCGGCGAAGAATGGACTGTGCCGATCTGGAATCCGAAGAACGGGAAGCTCCGGCGGATGAAGCCCACGCGGGTGGACGTCTACCGCGACGCCGAGGGGCGCCTGCTGGGGTACGTCCTGCGCTGCGAGTTCGTCGAGCAGTCCTCGCAGAAGCTCAAGAAGTGGACGCCGCAGGTGACGTGGTGTGTCGGCCCTGACGGGCAGCAGCAGTGGTGCCTGGTCAAGTTCCCAACACCGCGCCCTCTGTGCGGTCTGGACGCGCTTGCGGCCAAGCCGGATGCGCCGGTACTGATCCCTGAAGGCGAAAAATGCCGCGCGGCTGGCGCTGGCGCGTGGGCGGGGTACGCCGCAGTGACCTGGGCCGGCGGCGGCAATGCCGTTGGCAAGTCCGACTGGTCGCCAGTGGCGGGCCGGGATGTCGTGCTTTGGCCCGATGCGGATCCCGCAGGCCGCAAGGCAATGCTGGGCTGGCACAACGACGCAGGCCACTATGTCCCGGGCGTAGCGCAGCTCTGCGCACGCGCTGGGGCGAAGTCGATCCGGATGATCGACGTAAGCGGACAGCCCGACGGCTGGGATATCGCCGACGCACTAGAGCTGGACAAATGGACGCCGCGGCAGCTGGCAGCCTGGGCGGCCAATCGCGTCGTCGAACTGAATGTGGTGGCACCCGATGTCACGTAACGGCCGACTGCTGGAGCGCATCAAGTACTCGGACCGGGAGCTGGCGCGGGTCTATAGGCTCGCGGCTCAAGCGGCCATCGAGAACCCTTACGAATCCTCGCGCGCTATACGCCGCGAGCGGGCGAAGACATACCTGCGCATCGCGCGAGGACATGAAAAGGCAATACGGGGATGACAGAGCCGAAGCGTAAGAGATTGACCGTGGTCGATGGTGGCCGCGGTACGCCGCCGCCAGGCGGTGGTGGGGTAGATCCAGAAGCATGGAAGGTCAACCTGACGTTCAACCGCGACCAAAATGTCGAGGGGACGCTCCACAACCTGATCCTGATCATGGAGAACGATGAGCGGCTGGCAAAGCTGTTCTGGCTCAATGACTCCAGCAATCAGGTGAAGCTGGAGCGTGATCCGCCGTGGAGCGGCGGTAGCCGGGAAGAGTTCATTGACACGGACGCGTACGAGCTCTCTGCGTGGCTGCAGCACCCGGATCGGTACCGGATGAAGTGCAGCGACGACCTCGTGCTCAAGGCGGTGATCGCTGTGGCGCGGCGCTACCGGCGCCATCCCATCCGTGAGTACCTCACCGCCCTTGAGTGGGATGGTGTGCCTCGCGTCGAGCAGATGCTCACGGTCATGTTCGGTGCGCCGGACAATGCATATAGCCGGCGCGCAGCGCAGTGCTTCATGGCGAGTGCCGTGGCGCGGTTGCTCTGGGTCGATCCGAAGCAACCGTTTGTTGGCGCGCAGGTTGACTTCATGCTGGTGCTCGAAGGCGAGCAGGGCAAGCAGAAGTCCAGCGGGTTGCGCGCAATCTTCGGTAGCCAGTGGTTCGTCGAGACCAGTGAGTCGCCCAGCGGAAAAGACTTCTACCAGGTGATCCAAGGTGCCTGGGGGGTTGAGATCGGCGAGATGGACTCCTTCTCCAAGGCGGACGTGACCAGCGTAAAGACGGCAATCACCAGGCGAGTCGACAAGTTCAGAGCGCCCTACGACCGCGTACCTCGTTCGTACAGGCGCGAGTGCGTACTCACCGGCACGACCAATGAGCATCAGTACCTGCGCGATCCGACGGGAGGCCGGCGCTTCCTGCCGGTCAGGACGGAGGGGCAGGTTCGTATCGACTTGATTACCGAACAGCGCGACCAGCTGTGGGCTGAGGCCGTCCAGTTGTTCGAGGGTGGCTTCGACTTCTGGGTGCTGCCCGAGGACGCCAAGGAAGAGCAGGCCGCGCGGTACGTCGGCGACAGCTGGGAGGGCAGGGTGGAGGCGTGGGTGGAGATGCGAGCCGATACGTCCAAGTATCCGACACGCCTGCAAATGGCTACGAGGCTCGGCTGGGCGACCACCGATGACTTGTTGACCTTCGCGATAGGGCTGGATGCCGGCAAGCACGGGAGGCCTGAGCAAATGCGTGTGGCGGCAATCATGAAAACGCTGGGGTGGGAGAGCGCGAGGCGGCGCTGGCCCGAAGGTGGTCGCGAGCCCCGATGGTTTCGGGTCGGCGAATCTGTCGATGACTGGATGGCGAGCGCCAGCCAAGGCAAGGCGAGCGGCAGCCAGGGCCAGCATGCGGAGGTGGGCGATGGCCCTGACTTCTGACCAGACCTCGGCAGGATTGTCCGGACCTGTCCCAACCATTGACCAGACCTTGCGCCTTGCAACGCAAGGCCGTCCCGACCGTCCAGACCTTTTCGCGCGCGTGTACATGGAAGACCACCACATCAAACCAATCTCAAAATCTCTCAACAGGTATGGACAGTCTGGACAGTTAGGACAACTCAACAACCCCAAGGGTTCGCGCTGTCCAGACCTTGCCTCGATGGTCTGGACGGTGAGGACGGGCGTGATGTTCCACGCGAATCCACGACCGGCCAAGGCGGCGGCCGGCGCCCCGGCCCATCGGCAGACCCCCTCGGCGCGGGTCCTCCTGGCCCGTGGGAATTGCGGGCCACCAAGCGCGCGATGCTCGAACGTGTTTCGGGTTCTGAGTTTGGTTCCGATGGAACAAGGGGGTTCCGCATGAGTTCCGAAATGGACCTGATGACCGTTGCCCAGTACGCGGAACACCGTGGGGTCAGCGATTCGTACATCCGCCGCATGCGCCGCGAGGGCAAGTTGGTCTGCGACGGCAAGGCGATCCGCGTCCAGGCCAGCGACACCCTGCTGAATGACCTGACGCACCCGCTGCGCGGCGGCGATCGCACACCCGGCGCGGAAAGCCCGGCTGCCGCCACTGCCGGCGTTCTCTCCGCGTCCGGCGGGCCGAGTGTGCAGGAGGCGGTGCGTCGTGAACGGCTGGCGCGGGCGCGGTTGGCAGAGCTGGAGCTGGGTGAGGAACTCAACGAGCTGACGCGCACCAAGGGTGTGGAGCGCGCTGTGTTCACCCTGGTGCGGCAGGCGCTCAACAGCATGATGAATCTGCCCAGCAGGCTGCGGTCGCAGCTGGCCGCAGAGAGCGACCCGCGCAAGGTGGAGGCGATGCTGGAGGATGAGGTTCGCAAGATCGCCGAGAAGATGCAGAAGGACGCGCAGGCACTGCTTACGGGTGCCCCGGCTGAGGCGGCTTCGCTGCAGCAGGCCGCCGAATGAGCCTCGACCTGATTGCGCATGATGTGGTGCTCGCAGACCCGCAGAGCGTCGTTTGCTCCGCCTGGGAGAAGGCCTGGACGCTGCCGCCGCGGCAGACGGTCAGCGAATGGGCCGACGCAAACCGGATCATCGCCAAGGGTGCGGGTGCCGAGCCTGGTGAGTGGCGCACGGCTCGCAACCCGATCCTCCGCGAGATCATGGATTGCCTGAGCGACCATTCGCCGGTCCGCATCGTGGACTTCATGAAGTCAGCCCAGATCGGTGCCACAGAGATCGGCATCAACTGGACCGGGTACGTCGTTGATCGCGGCTCCGATTCGATGATCGTGGCGCAGCCGGTGAAAGACCTCGCCCGCAGCTGGGTGCTGTCGAAGTTTGATCCGGCAGTGCAGGAAATGCCTGAGCTGCGCGCCAAGTTTGCTACCGACAACACCCTGGAGAAGCACTTCCCCGGCGGCACACTCTGGGCGATCTGGGCCAACTCCAGCAACCAGCTGCGCCAGCGCACCGCTCGCTACATTTTCATGGACGAGGTGGACGAGTATCCCAAAGACCTGGGCGGGCAGGGGCCTGCGGATCAGCAGCTGGAGGCCCGCGCCAGCTCCTACGGGGACCGCGGCAAGGTCTATCGTGCCTGCACCCCGACGATCGCAGGCGCCAGCGCCATTGAGGCCGGCTACCAGGCAGGGGACATGTGCGTCTACGTCGTGCAGTGCCCTGAGTGTGCCGGTGAGCAGACGCTCGATGTGGAACGCCTGCAGCCCGATGGGACATTTGCTTGCGAGGTGAGCGGCTGCGTAATCCATGAGCATCACAAAGACACCATGCTCGCCGAGCGGGGTTTCGGCGGCACCGCGTATTGGAAGCCGACGAATCCGGCGGCCGACCCCTATCACCGCAGCTTCCACGCATGGGCCGCTTATGCGCCCTTGGGTCTGGGGCCATCGTGGAAGGATCTGGCTGATGCGAAGGCAGAGGCCGACCGCGATCCGAACAAGATGGCTGGCTTCTACAACCTCAAGCTGGGTATCCCCTTCGAAGGCGAGCGGCAGCAGCAGGATTCTGAGGAGGTCGCGAAGCTGGCCGAGCCGGGGGTGCACAGGGGCATCGTGCCGCCTGGTGGATTGGTGCTCACGGCTGGCGTGGACTTCCAGCACGACCGCGCCGAGGTCCAGGTGATAGCTACCGGTCGCGGACAGCGTCGTTGGGTTGTGGAGTACGCGGTAATCGACTTGGATCCAACGATCCTGGAAACGTATGACGCGCTGGATGAGTACCTGAAGGGAACGTGGCGCACAGCGATAGGAATTGAGATGGGCATTTCTGCGGCAGCGCTGGACGGCGGCAACTGGACCGAGACCGTGGCGCAGTTCGTCAAGAAGGCGGTGGGCAACTCTGGCTCCAACCGAATGATCGAGACGCCGCTTGGCTTCATCAAGCAGGCCGTCTACTTGGTGCGTGGTCGCGCGGAGAAGAAATCGGACCGTGCCGTCTACCGCCCGGCCAAAACCGAGGTCAACCACCGTGAAAAGACAGTGGCCCGCAGCATTGGTGTGTGGGGTGTCGGCACGTCCGTGCTCAAGCACATGGTCTACGGCTGGCTGACGGCCGCGCTGGGCGCAAAGGATGAGGCGGAGCGGGAGGGTGCGGACGAAAACCTCTCGGTGCGTATGCTGCGCTTCCCTGGCGGCCGTGGCGATGAAGTGCACGATCCGCTTAACCCCGATCCGGGTGCGTTGCCGGCCCGCTACTTCAAGGGCTTGACGGTGGAGTACTTCGATCAGGACGCGGGTGCATGGATCAAGCCGAAGGGAGCAAGGAACGAAGAGCTGGACACCGTCGTCTATGCCATCTGGGCTTCGCTCGCCCCGGCGGTAAAAGCGGACGTGATTCGCGATTCGCAATGGGCTGCGCTTGAGGAGCAGTATCACCCGGTGTCACATGGGCTGTTTGACCAGCCTTCGGATTCCCGTGAAACATTGGTGCCCGGTTCTATGCCTGTGGCGCCGGTCAAGCCGCAAGCGCCTGCGGCTCCGCCGCGCTCGGCAGGCATCGCGGCGCGCGATGGATGGGGGTTCTGATGGCCCGTCGTAAGGAAACAGAAGAGCAGCTGCGCGCGCGCATCCTGGGCAAGATGCGGGAGGACATCGGGATCAGCGAGGCAATGGCGCGCCCATTCGTAGAATCGGTGATGCGTTGCTTTGCGGGTGAGCAGCCCTATTTTCCCGCAGCGCAGCGGATCTACCCAGTGGCGCTGATCAAGAGCGCTTTGGAGGGTGGCAGCTCAGTGAAGAAGGTGATGGCTGAGTTCGAAGTTTCGCGCTCAAAGCTGCATGAGCTGTTCCCGGGCGGCCTTCCAAGGCCCGCAAACGCGGGTGTGTCCACCGTTTCAATGAAGATGGAGACAAAGTAGTTTTTTGGCCCTTTGAAAACAGTTAGTTAGATGCGGGGGTGTCCACGACTTTGTTTAGTTCGTGGACACCGACATCCCTAGCCTATGCAGCATGACAACTGCACAGCAAATGCTCGAACACTACGCACAGGCGGAGATCGCCGTGCTGAAGGGGCAGAGCGTTCGCTTCGGTGAGAGGCAGCTGACGCACGCTGACCTAGCTGAAATTCGAAAGGGCCGCGCTGAGTGGCAGGCGGTTGTTGACCGTGAGGCAAACGGGGGCCGCCGCCGTCGGGCGGGTTGGGCTACTGCGGACTTCGGCGGTTCCACCTGATGGCATCCGCATCGATCGCCCGTCAACGCTTGCTGACTACCACAGCTGCAGATCGCGCAGTACGCGCCCCGGCGGCGGTCCCCGTTGAAGCCCGTGCCCACGAGGTGACCCGCCCGTCGCGCAGCCGGAAGCTCGCCCGTGACTGGGGCAGCGGCGGCGCTATCGCTGGCATGGATGCGCGCCAGCTGAGGGATCAAGCGCGGCACCTCGAGCGTGATCTGGATCTGGCGGACAATGCCCTGAACGTTCTGGTGCAGAACACGGTCGGCTCTGGCATTGATGTTCTGGCTTCGCCGCGCTTGCCGGGCCGAGCGATCGACCGCGACCTGGCACTGCAGCTCGATGATCTGTGGGACGAATGGTGGGACCGTCCGGAGGTCACTCAGACGCACGACTACGGTGCATGTCAGCAGCTGCTGGCACGGAGCTGGTTTCGCGATGGCGATGTGTTCTATCAGGACCTGATCGGCTTCGTGCCGGGATTGGTACATGGCAGTGGCGTCCCCTACAGCATCGAGATGCTGGAAGCGGATCTGGTGCCTCTTGAGTTCAGCGACCCCTCCCGAAACATCCTGCAGGGCGTCGAGAGAAACGCCTGGGGCCGCCCTGTCGCATTCCATGTCTACAAGCAGCACCCGGGTGATCCCTTCGGTAACCGGCTTGAGACGAAGCGGGTCTCTGCCGACTTCATGCATTGCATCGCCAACCTGAGCCGGCTGCACCAGGTACGCGGACTCAGCGTGTTCGCCAGTTCCATGTCCCGCTTCGAGGACGTGAAGGACTACGAAGAGTCGGAGCGGATTGCGGCCAAGGTTGCTGCCTCGATGACCTTCCAGATCAAGAAGGGCGAGGGCAGCATGTTCGGCGGCGCTGACGGGCTCGGTGGTCGTGTGCTGATGCAGGACGGTGCTCCGGTTCGCGAACTCCGCATGGCACCGGGCGCGATCTTTGACGATCTGCTGCCGGGCGAATCGATCGAGAGCCTCAGTTCCGATCGGCCCAACCCGAATGCCGCGACCTGGCGCAAAGAGCAGTTGCGCGCCGCTGCCGGCGGTATCGGTGTGAGCTATTCCAGCCTCTCGCTGGACTACAACGGCACGTACTCGGCTCAGCGACAGGAGCTGGTGGAGAAGTGGGGCAGCTACCTGATGCTCGCTGAGCGTTTCATCGCGATGAGCATTCGCCCACAGCGGCAGCGCTTCATTGAAGCGTGCGTACTGGCAGGCAAGGTCAAGTTGCCGCGTGGCTGGACGCTGCGTCACTTGGCTGCGTCCACCTACGTGCGGCCTGTCATGCCATGGATCGACCCGCTGAAAGAAGCCTATGCCAAGGGTGAGGCCGAGGACCGGGGCTGGGTCAGCCCGCAGCAGAACATCCTGCAGTACGGAAACAACCCGATCGACGTGCTGCGCCAGCGAGAAGACTGGCAGCAGCAGGCCGCCGAAATCGCGCCGACGGCGCCCAATACCAGCGCAGAGGCCCGGGCACAGGTGCTCGGCTCGCTGACGCGCGATCTTTCCAGGAGCGAATGACCATGCGTGGAGTGAGCCTGTTGGCAAGCGCCATCAACCTTTCCATCACCGCCGACGCTGGCCCGGACTGCCAACTGGGGCCGTGCCTCTTCCAGGTGCACGCCGAGGCTGACACTGCCGAAGTCATGATCTATGGCGCCATCGGCGGGTTCCTCTTCGAGGAATCGGTGTCCGCCCTGGATCTAGTGGAGCGCATCGGGCAGATCACCGCCTCGACCATTCACGTCCGCCTGAACAGCGTGGGTGGCGTCGTCACCGACGGTATGGCGATCTACAACGCCCTGAAGTCCCATCCGGCCCGCACTGTGGTGACTGTTGAAGGTCAGGCCGCCTCGATCGCGTCGCTGATCCTTCAGGCGGGCGATGAGCGCCGTGTCTTCGCCAGCTCGCTGGTCATGGTGCATGGGCCGCGCACCGTCGCGGCTGGCACTGCCACGACCTTCCGTCAGAACGCTGAGGCGTTGGACGCCCATGCGGCAGCGATGCTTGAGGCATATGCCTCCCGTTCGGGCCGCCGTGAGGACATGGAACGGCTGCTCACCGATGACGCCGATCACTGGTACTCGGGTCCGCAGGCGATCGAGGCCGGCCTGGCCGACGTGGTGGTAGATGCCGATCCTGGTGCCAGCGCCCGCTGGCAGGCCGCCTCGGCAGTCGCCGTTACCGGCTATCTCCAAGCAATCGAGGGGGCTGGTGCGCCGGTGACCGCCCAGCTGCGTCGCCACATCGTTGCCAGCCTCTCCCCGCAAACCTTCGCCTCACTCCCTGAGGTAAGCCAGTCGGCCGTGATCGGCCATATCGAGGATCCCACCATGAAACAGCAGTACGCCTCCATCCTCGCCAGTGCCGGTCTCGCGACCGCCGCAGCGGCGGGCAATACCGCAACTCCGGCCGTAGCTCCCGCAGCTCCCGCAGCTCCGGCGCCGGCGCCCGTCACTGCCGCTGCTCCCGCGGCAGATCCGGTAGCGGCGGCGATGCTCGCGCTGCGGACGCGTAACACCGAGATTCAGGCGATTGCGCAGACGCACATGGGCATCCCGGCCGTGGCTGAGTACGTCAATGGAATCATCGCCGCGGCAGACATCAGTGTGACCGCCGACAACGCCGGCCGTCACATCCTGGCGCTGCTGGGCTCCAACGGCCGGCCCCTCAACGGCAATGCTGGAATCGTTCCGGGCGGTGATCAGCGCGACCTGACCCGTGCCGCCATGGCGAACGCCATCGAGGCCCGCGCCGGCCTGGTGCAGGCCACCGATGGCAATCCGTTCCGTGGCATGACCATGGGCGAGATCGCGCGTGCATGCGTCCAGGCCACCGGCACGAACGTGAACGGCATGGACCGCATGCAGATCGTGGGCATGGCTTTCACGCACAGCACCTCGGACTTCCCGGCACTGCTGGGCGACGCCTCGCGCCGCGCTGTGGCGCAGGGCTACCAGGAGGCGGAGGAGAACTTCGACCAGTTCACCCGCGCGGTGAACGTGCCGGACTTCAAGCCGACCAATCTGGTGGGTCTGGGTGCGTTCTCGGATCTGGACATCGTGCCGGAGGGCAGCGCGTACAAGCAGGGCACCTTCAGCGAACAGTCGCAGGCGATGAAGATCGTCACCTACGGCAAGCTGTTCACCATCACCCGCCAGGCCATCATCAACGACGACTTGGGCATCTTCAGCGATGTGCCGCGCAAGATGGGCCAAGCTGCCCGCCGGACGCTGGCGAAGGCCGTCTTCGACCTGATCAACAGCAACCCCCGCTTGGCCGACGGCAAGCTGCTTTTCAGCGCGGACCACGGCAACGTGCTGCCTGCCGCGCTGATCAGCACGGACAGTGTCGGTGCCATGCAGGCCGCAATGCGTCTGCAGAAGGATAAAGACGACAATCTGATCCAGGTGCCGATGAAGGGCCTGCTGACGCCGGTGGCGCTGAATCTGCGTGCCCGCGCCGTGCGTGACTCCGAGTACGCCGTTGGTGCCGGTGTCGGTGAGAAGGAGCCGAACACCGTGCGCAACACCTTCGAGGTGTGGGACCACGGCCGCCTCGACCAGAAGGATCCCAAGGCGTGGTACGGCCTGGCAAACCCCGCGTTCGTTGACGGCATCGTCGTCGGCTATTTGGACGGAAATCAAGCCCCGTACCTGGAGCAGGAGCAAGGCTTCACGGTTGATGGCGTGGCCTGGAAGGTCCGCCTGGACGCTGCGCCGGCGATCGCCGACTACCGCGGCATCTACAAGAACCCGGGCAATCCGACCTGAGCCTCCGCCACATTTGAGCGCGGCCGGGTTGCCGGTTCGCGCCCAAGCGATATCCCTTTCGATTTGAGGAAACAGTCATGAAGAACGCACATCAGGACGGCCGCGTGCTGGACGTGGTGCTGGACAAGGCGGTCAAGAGCGGCGGTGTCGTCGCGAAAGGCAAGCTGTTCGGTGTCGCCGTCACCGACGGCGGAATCGGCGACCGCATCGCGGTCCACGTGGAGGGCGTCTTCCGCCTTCCGAAGCTGGCAACCGCAGTCGTTGCGAACGGCGCGGCGGTCAACTGGTCCAGCGCTGACGAGCGGGTGATCGTCGCAGATGGCGGCGCGGCTGACTTCAACGGCTTCGGATACGCCGTGGAGCCGGCAGCGAACGGTGACGCTGAGGTACTGGTTCGCCTGACGCCGGGCACCGCCGCGGCCGGCACCGGCGGCGCATAAGGGTTAGCCCACCACCGCACACAGATGCCCGGGTGGCGTGTGCGGTGGTGGAGCTTCTAGGAACACAGGGGGATCGATGAGCACCACTGATGCAAACGCCCAGATCGACCGGGCTATGAACGGCAAGTTTGCGTCGGTGGCGCTCAAGGTCGCCATCTACGCACTTCCATTCGTCCTGACGATCGCGGGCAGCGTGGTGAGCTGGATGCTCAACGACATCCGCACCACCCAGGAGAAGCAGGGCATGGGACTTCAGCAAGTAACCAGCGACGTGCAGGTGATCAACGCGAAGCTGGACAACGGGGTGATCTGGCGGATCGCCGAGCTGGAGCGTCGTCTCAACACCGTGGAACAGGCGCAGAAAACACCATGAATCGCATCCTCTCATTCTTCAGCCGCTGGCAGGAGTTCATCGTCTGGTTGCCGGTCCTGATCTTCCTGGCGCTGCTCGGCTGGATTCTGCTGGGCGCGCTCGACCGCACCATCGGCGGCGACGTGTTGGCGCAGTTGCTTCAGCTGCCGATCTCGGCTGCCTACCTTGCAACCGCCTGCGCGGCTGCCTGGCTGTTCAAGCGCACCTATCTTTTCGACCTGCGCGACGATCAAGAGCAGCAGCTGCATGAAGCTGCCCGGGCTGGTGACCGATCGGCCTGGCGCTTATTGCTGCTTGATCGCGCCGAATGGGTGGCGTTGGTTGGTCTGTTCGTTGCCTTCTTCTGGATCGCCCGATGATCGCCCGTCGCGTTCTCTCGGCGCTGCTGGTCGCCGCGCTCACCGCTTGCGGCCAGGCCCCAGTGGCAGCGTCCGTGCCGGTCCCTGCTGACGCGCCGGCAGCAGCTGCAGCTGAAGCGCGCGCAGATGTGGCCGACGCTGCTGCCCCGGTGGTTGAATCAGCACGAGAGTCCACCGCAGGCACAGTGATACCAGTGGTCGTGGCGCTGCAGGAGGCCGTGCAGCAGGTCCTGCCACCGGCGGCCAGCGCCCCCCAGTTGTCGGTCATCTCGCCCGCTGCTGTTGCGCTGATTGTCCGCTGGGAGGTTGGCAGCCAGGCGCTGTACACGCGGCGCTATGAGGCGCCCATCTGGCCGGGTGGCGCATCAGGCGTGACGTGGGGCATCGGCTACGACGGCGGCCATCAGACCCGCCAGCAGATTGGCTTGGACTGGTCCGCCCTGGCCGCGGCGTCCCGCCTCCAGGCGACGGCCGGGATCACCGGCCCTGCCGCGCAACCCGTCGTGCGGGATCTACGCGACGTGCGCGTTCCGTTTGGGCTGGCGAGTGAAGTGTTCGGCGTGGCCTCGCTTCCGCGCTATCACGCCAGTGCGCGCCGAGCGTTCGGTGCTGACGGGTTCGATGCTCTTCCCGCTGACGCCCGCGGTGCACTGGTCTCCGTGGTCTACAACCGCGGTGCCTCGATGACCGGTCCGGCGCGCACGGAGATGCGTGCAATCCGCGACGTGTGCCTGCCCGGCGCGGACGTACATTGCGTCGCGGGCCAGATTCGCCAGATGTGCCGGTTGTGGCGTGGCACCAACCTGGAGGCGGGCCTCTGCGGTCGTCGCGAGGACGAAGCCGGCCTGACGGAGCGTGCGCGATGAAGCTGCCCTCTGTGTTCATGGCGAAGCCGCTGTTGTGGGTAATCGGGGTTCTTGCCCTGGTGGTCATCGCTCTGTCCGTCTGCCTTGTGGTCGTGCGGGCAAATGCTCGTGCTGCTGCGGCTACGTATGAAGGCGCTGCAGCTACCTGCGCGGCGCAGAAGGATGGCGCCACTACGCGCGGGGAAGAGCTGGCCTCGGCCAACGCCGGCTACGGCCGCACTGTTGGCGTCCTTCAGGCCGAACTGGCGCTGGCGCAGAAGCAGGCAGCCACGCTCAAGCAGCAGAGCGACAGCGCGGTTGCTGCGGCCGAGGCGCGCGAGGCGGACGCCAACCAGACGTTGAAGCAGTTCATGAACCGCTACGCCGGCCAAGCGCGAGAAACGCGCTGCGCGCTGGCCCTGACCGAAGTGGAGGCATCATGCCCAGCATTCTCCGGCTACTGACCGTCGCGGCGCTCGCCGCCATGCTTGCTGCCTGTGGGCGCACCAAGCCTGATGCCGGCCCGGCGCAGTGCGCGGTTACCCCTGAGCCTGTGGTGGTGGAGCGGCGCGTGTACGTGTCGATTCCGGCCGCGCTTACCCGCACCGAGGCTGTTCCCGAAGGCCCGATCGCGCAGTGCTTTGATGTTGCTGCACAGCGGCGAGCCGTCATTGAGCGCCTCAATGGACGCGCCGAGCAGGTGCGCGCTATCCAAGGCACCGAGGTGAAGCCGTGAGCGCGCTGCTGGCATTCGCGGTCGTGGTGCTGTGCCTCGTGCTGGCGCTGTGCGTCACCAGTCGCCGTGAGGATCGCCGGTAATGGGGCAGCGCGCATTCCTCGCCGAGATGGACGCTGGCCTACATGCGAGCTTTGCCGCAGCGGGCATGGCTGACCTCGCCACATACACGCCGCCGGACGGCGGTGCTGCCGTGCCCTGCCAGGTTTATGTGGACCGCGACAGCGAAATGATCGGCGGTCTCAGGCAGTTCGTGGCTGGTCGAGTCGAGGTCGCTTACGTGCGAACCGCTGGCTTCCGCCCGGTTTCCAAGGGACGGGTGCACGTCGACGGCGAGCTGTATTTCAATTCGAAACCCATCTCTGACGACGGCTCGCTGAGCCGCTGGCTGGTGATTCGTGTCACTGACTGAAAGCTCAGATGAGCCGGCAAGTTGGCAGCTGCTTGAGTTCCTGGCAGGGCGGGTGCGCCTCATCAGGACGGAGTCGGGCTTCTTCACCGATATCGGAAGCGGTCTGATCCTGCTCGATGACCAAGACGCACCGCCTGATCTTGCCACTGCCGCTACCGCGATTGTTGTGGATCGGATCAGCTCCACGTCGGGAGGCCGCGCCCAGGCCAGTTCCGATGTGGAGCTGACCATCGAGTTCAGCGTGCCGCGAGGTCAGGACGAGGACCGGCCGAATCGTCTGGTTCACCGCGCCCGGCATGACCTGTTGAGGGTGCTCACCTTCGACTCACGGTCGCTGCCGCTGGGTCTCACCAAGTTCCAAGTCGTCGATTCACAACTGGTCCCCGTCACCGATGACGCCGGTCATTCCAGTGTTGTCGCTCAGATCACCGCGCGGGCCGGTCTGACCGAGAGTTTCCAGCCCGTGTCCAATCCCCAGGAGAAACCCTAATGGCCCAACAGCCCAAGGTCCGTAAGTTCGCCGGCGATCTGCGCTTCTATGAGCACGGCCCCGGTGCCAACCGCATCCCCGTCATTCCCGATCCGGACGACAAGTTCGGCAACAAACCGCTGGAACAGAGCTCGCTGACGTTCAGCTATGAGGCTGGCGACACGACCGAAGTGAAGAGCAAGCGCCGTGACGATCGCTACGGCCAGATCATCCACACCGACGCAAACCCCGGGACCACCGGCGTCAGCATCGGTGCGCTGGAAGTGCCGACCGCCATTCTGGCGCGCATGCTTTACGGCACCGCGGTCGCCTCCAACGTAGAGGCCGGCGAGGTTACCGACCAGTCCATGACGATCTACAGCAAGGATGCGCCGGTCGACCTCGGTCATCGCTTCGTGCTGGCAACTCCGGCTCCCGTGGTGAAGAAGGGCGCTGCAACGCTGGTGGCGGGTGTCGACTACACCATCGACAACCGCCAGGGCCTTCTGATTCCCAAAGCAGAAGGTGACATCGCCCATGGCGATGCGCTGACCGTTTCGTATGAGTTCGATGGCTATCTGGAAACGGCCATCAACGGCGGTGCGGTGCCGAACAAGGCATTCATGATTCTGGGTGACGTGCAAGATCGCATCAGCGGTGAGAACGGCCTGCTCCGTATTCCGCAGGTGGATCTCACCGTGGATGGGGACGTGGACTGGTTCAGCGACGAACCGATTCAGGTGACCCTGACCGGCTCGGTCATCTTCCGCTCGGAAGAGACCGCGCTGTACACCTTCAAGGTGTACGAGCAGAAGGCCGGTTGATGCGGCAGAGGGCTGCTCCCAGTCCTCAGTGGTCGGTGCCTGAGATGGCGCCGGCCACCTATGTGTGGGGGTGCTGAGCGATGGGGCGGTTTGCCAGCCTCGACCGACGCATGAATGCCGCTGCCTTGGCGCGTATTGCTGCCCAGGTGAACGGTGTAAGCGCTGCGGCGATCGCGAAGGCCGACGCTCGCTCAGCCATCTCAGTGCGTCGGCGGTTCGAGCCGGCGGCAAAGAGGGCCATTCGTGAGATCTACAACGTACGCGTCAGCGATCTGACTGGGCGCTTCACTGTGCGCACGGGTGCGGATGAGAACGGTGAGTACATCTCGCTGAATGCCTCGGCCAAGCCGCTGCCGCTGATCGGGTTCGGTGGACGCTGGGGCGGTCGAAAGACGGCTGGTGCGACCGCCCTGATCCAGAAGGGTGAGCGGAAGGTCTACAACTCAGCCTTCATCGCAACGGTTGATGGTCAAAGGCGCTTGGTGGCGCGTCAGTTCTCGCGAGACGCCACTGCGTCGTCCGGGCGCGATGGCCGCCGCAAGCTGCGGACGCTCACAGGTCCGAGCGCATTCCAGATGGTGATGGGCCAGGGCGACGTGGTCGTTACACGCCTGGCTCGCGAAATGAACGAGTTCCGCGGTAGCGAGCTCATCCGGCAGTTGAAACTGGCAAGGCAGGGGAAGCGTTGATGGCGAACAATGCGGCATTCGAGGAAGCGCTGCGGCTGGTCCTTGAGACCAGCGGCACCGAGGGCGTGGACGAACTGCGCCTAGCGCTTGCTGAGATGGGCGTGGCCTCCGACGCTGCCGTTGCCGACACTGGGAAGCTGGTGGACAAGCTGGCCGAGCTCAACGCTACCGCCGAGAAGGCCGAAGCGTTCGACGGCTTGCTCGAGACCTTGGGTGACCTGGAGACGCGCTTTGATGCCAATCAGAAGGCGGCGTATCAGCTCTCTTTGCAGATCGCTGAAACGGCGGCCCCGTCGAAGGAGCTGCTCAATGCTCAGAGAAGCCTGCGTGCTGAGGGTGACAAGCTCAAGGAATCGCTGAACAAACAGTGGGAGGCCGCGGCAAAAGCTGAGGACAGCCTCAGCGACCTCGGGGTCAACACCTCCCAGCTGGCAACCAGCCAGCAGCGCCTTCGCGAGGAAGCGTCAAAGATCGCGTCGGCCTTTGCCGATCAGGCGCGCGCCGCTGCCCAGGCCGCGGATGAAACGCGCCGGCGCAACCAGCAGATTCAGGAAGGCGACGACAAGTTCCGGGCCCAGGCCAAGGCCAGCACCTCCGCTGCCGAATCACTGAAAGCCTACCGCGAGCGCGCCGGCGAGGCAGCACGGGAGACGGCTGAGCTGGGCGCCTCGGCGTCCGTCACCACCAGCATCCTCAACAAGCTCAAGGGCATTGCTGCGACCGCGCTGGGCTTCATCGGCTTTGGCAAGGTCGTTGATGGCATCAAGGACATCATCAAGGAAGGCAGCGACGCGGAGCAGGAACTCGGGCAGCTCGAGGCGGCCTTGGCCGCAACCGGCCGGCAGGGAGAGTTCACCGCGGCCGGGCTTGCCCGGATGCGCAAGCAGCTGCAGGGTGGCCTGTTCGATGATGGCCAGATTTCCGCGGCTCAGGTACGCCTGCTGTCCTATACCAACATCGTCGGCGAGCAGTTCCCGGCGGCCATGCAGATCACGATCGACCAGGCCCAGCGCCTTGGGATGAGCCTGGAGGCCTCCGCTGAGGTGATCGGTAAGGCGCTGCAGACGCCTTCCAAGGCGATGGAGTCGCTGAGCAAGCAGGGCTTCACCCTGGATGACAGCCAGAAGCAGCTGATCAAGCAGCTGGAGGCCACTGGCCGCGTCGCGGAAGCGCAGGCGATCATCCTTGACCTGCTGACCGAGTCCTACGGCGGCGCGGCGGCGGCGGCGAAGGTCGGCACGATCGCCGGCCTGTGGAAGGAAGCCACCGATCGTTTCAAGGACTGGAAGCAAGAGGTCGCCGACCAAGGCGTGCTGGCCTACTTCAAGGGCCAGCTGACCGACATGCTCGCCACGGTTGATCGGCTTGCCAAGGACGGCACGCTCACTCGCTGGGCCAAGCAGACCTCCGACGCGATCATCACCATGGCCCAGGCGGCCAAGGGTGCGACCACCTGGGTCGTGGAGCACGGCAGCGCGCTGGTGACGCTCGGTCGGGTGTATGCGACGTTCTCCATCATCAAGCTGATCGCGCAGTTCAACACCTGGCGCATCACGCTGGCTGCGACCACGCGTGCGCAGTGGGCCAATGCTGCGGCTATGGATGCGACCGGCAAGGGCGCCGTGACACTGGGCAACCTGCTGAAGGTCATGCCGAAGGCATTGCTGATCACGGTGGGGCTGGTGGGTCTGGAAGTGGCACTGAAGGGCCTGCGCTCTATGGGCCAGGCGCTGGGCGAGGAACTGGGTAAGAACAGCGCAGCCAGTAAGCATGCAGGGAAAGTCAGCCGCCAGCTGCGCGAGGTGATGTACCAGGAGGCCGTTGCGAGGAAGGAGGCGGCCAACTCGTTCATCGAGTACCGCGATACCGCGGTGAAGGCATCCGCCGATGTCGCGGCCTTGGCCGAAGCCGAGCGGCAGTCGTACAAGGCCAGGCTGGACGGGCTGAAGGAATACCTGGCCGGGCAGCTCGGCTTTCTGGTCCGGATGGAGGCCCTGGGCATCGCGACCGACGACCAGCTCAAGCAGCTGGAACAGGTCAAGGTGCGCCTGCGGGAGGTCAATCAGGGTTACAAGGCCCTGGCCGAGGGTGCTCGTGTGGCGGGTGACGCCTTGGCAAACGGCATCGGCCCCGGCGCCCAGCTGGTGCTTGAACAGCTGCAGGGGATCGACTCGGACGCCAAGCTGGCGGCGACCTCAATCGGTAACCTGTTCCAAAGCCTCAACTACGCTGACAGTGCTTCGCTGGAGAACGTCGGCGTGGCGCTGGCTCATATGGCGGAGCAGGGCACGGTCGCCAGCCGGAATATTCGTGATGGACTGCTGGACGCCCTCCAGCGTCTCTCCGGTGAGGAACTCCAGCGCTTCCAGATGGCTGCGCAAACGGCGTTTGAGGCGCTTCCGGGCGCGGCAATCAACGCCTCGGCCGTGCTGCAGCAGACGCTGGTAGCTGCTTTGCAGAAGTTGGGCGTCAACGCTGAAAGCGTGGGGATGAGCTTCGGTAAGGCCGGTCGCGATGCGATCGCCGCCTTCGCCACGATCACCGATAGCGCACTGTCCACCGGCGTGCAGATCGAGACGGCGTTCAAGAGCGCCCTTGGCAACGTGTCCACCTTGGAAGAGGCCCGGACGCTTGGCACGCTGCTTGAGGACGCGGGCAAGCGAGGAAAGACCGGCTTCGACCAGGCGGAGCGTTCGGCGGTGGCGCTCAATTCGCGCATCCGCGAAATCACCAACGCGATGAACCCGCTGAACGATGAGTTCGGGCGGCTCGGTATCCAGTCGCAGGCGTCACTCAACGCTGCCCGCGATGCGGCCAAGGAGGCCTTTGAGGCGATCCGGCGTGGTGCTTCGCAGGGCAAGGCGAGCATCGAGGACGTACGTCGGGCGCTGCGCGCTTACAGCGACACCGCCCGTGCCTCGGTTGCCGACAGCGATGTTGCGGCCAAGCAGATGGTGGAGATGCAGCTGGCTCACTTGGATGCCATCTACCAGGTGAGCGACGGCTTGGATGACATGGGCCGCCGGGGTGGGGAGGCGACGCGTAAAGTCGCTGATGGTGCCGCTGGTGCTGCCAAGGAGCTGGACGGCGTCGCAGCATCGGCACAGGGCGCGGCCGCTGCTACCGAGGCCGTGGCCGCCGCCGGCGGCAGTGCAGCCACCAGCCTTGCACAGGGGGCGTCTGCCGCCCACGGCTTCTCACTGTCGATGGGTGAGGTGTCCGAGAAGACCTGGGAGCTGCTCGGAACGCTCGGTGGGCCGAACTCGCTGCAACAGTTCGCCAACATCTGGAATGGTCTCCACCAGCAGCGCCGCGAGTTGGAGGCGTACAAGAAGGAATTGAACGGCACGCTCCAGGCGTTCGATGACCTCGGTGAGAAGCGAAAGGAACTGTCGGAGCGATTCGATCTTGTTGGGCCCGGCGAGCTGGAGGGTGTTCTTCAGGTCGAAAACCAGATCGAAAGCAAGAGGCTGGAGCGCGACCAGGCGGCCAGGCGCGCAACCGAAGAGCGCTTGCGTGCCGCTGAGGCAGAGGCAAAGGCCCAAGCCGAGGCAGACGCCAAACGTGTTGGCGACAACAAGGGGCAGGAGATCCTGGTGATCGACTGGCGCGCGCCCAGCAAGAGCGTGGAGGCCAGCGCCAGCGCGGAGGCCCGGGCGCAGGCCGAGCAGATGGCAGCGCTGGTGGCGCCGTTGGTGCTGCAGAAGATCTCGCGCAGCAGGAGCGTTTCCGTGCGGGCAGGGGGTAACCGATGAGCCGCATCTTGCTGGCAGGCATTGAACTGCCGGCCGACCTGCAATGGATGGATGAGTTCACCGGCTGGCGGGTGGGTCAGGCGGTGAAGACCAGTCTGACCGGCGCCCGGATTGTGCAGGAGTCGGCGCTCCAGGCCGGCCGGCCGATCACCTTGCAGACCCAGCGCGAGGGCGCCGCCTACATCGCCCCGGTGACCTTGGCCGTGCTGCGTGCCCTGCAGGCCAGCGAGGAACAGCCGCGCACTTCGCCGCTGGCCCTGCTGATGCCTGCCCACAACGGTGGCGACCGCTCGTTCCCGGTGGCCTGGCGTCGCACCGATGGTCCTGCCATCGAGGCCGATCCGATCCGCTATGCCGTCCCAGCGCTGGACGGCGACTACTTCTCCATCACCCTTCGACTCATGACGGTGTAACCGATGACGATCTCCGCAACAGACATCAAGATGCGCCAGTCCCAGCGCCTGACCGACAACCCGGATGGCGGCGGGCGGATGGTGCAGACCGAGATCGTGGATGGGCAGATGAACAATCTGTTCCCCGATATCGGCGATGAAGAGCGCACCACGGGGCGCGCCACCCTGCGCAAGATGTTCGTGCACGTGGACACCCCGACCACCGATGTCCTCAAGGACGCGATCGGCGTGCTGGTGGATCCGCCGACGGATCCGCGCGTCCAGGTCAGCATGTTTGCCACCGGTAGCTACAGCGATGTGAGGGCTGACGCTCGAAATCGCGTCGAGAGCTACATCACCCGTGGCGTCGAGTCTCGCTACATCCTGCTGAGCAACCATTTCATCGGGCAGATGACCGTGCAGTTCTACTGCATGAAGGACGCGCCCAGCCCGGATATCAACGACAACGTGTGCCTCACCACCAATGGTTCGGGCTACACCCCGAACGAGCAGTACATCCGGGTGAAGGGCATTCTGTCGCGGACCACGCGGACCTTCTATGACGACACTGGCGCCTTCGAGCGCGACGTGATCGTCATCGAGACGGTCAATGCGTTGATCTTTGACTTCTACGGTCAGGAAGTCTCGCGCTACACCAGCACCAAGCCTCCTACCCGCATCTATGACACCAACGTAGTTGAGGCGACCAGCTATCACAGCGTCAAGCGGCTCACCGCGGCCGCCAAGCCCGGCGATCTGTCTGTGCAGGTCGATACGCCCTACGTGACCATCGTGCCTACCTCCACTGCGGAGACGGCCGTCAGCGACGTGCTGGCCGGTCTGGGAACGATCAGTTATGTGCCGTCTGGGCCGTCCGGTTCATTGGGGCTCACCTTCTCCAGTGCCTTCCCGGCGGGCGTCCCCGCCGCACGATTCCTTGGGAACCCTCTGGCAGTGGGCACGATCAAGGTGTTGGCCGGCAGTGTCGAGCTGACGGACGACGGCACCGGTGGCCTGGTGTCCACAGTGTCCTCGCCCTGGTCTGGCTCGGTGGACTACCTGGCGGGCTCGGTCGCCCTGGCGAACGCAAACGGCGTTGGGTCGACGGCGGTCACCGTCACGGCTACGCCGGCAGGCGCCATCATCGAGCAGGGCTTCACCGATGAGATTGCGGTCACCCAGAATAACCAGGGCTATAACTGGCTGTTCCAGATCGGGCCGTTGCCCGCACCTGGCACGGTGGTGGTTGACTACCGTGCACTCGGTAAGTGGATCCGTCTGAGCGACAACGGGCGCGGGCAGCTGACAGGGAAGCCGGGGCAGGGCAGCGGCACCGTCAATTACGCAACCGGCGCGGTGGTGCTGACCACTGGCGCGCTTCCCGACCTCACCAGCAGCGTGATTGTCAGCTGGGGCACACCAGTGTTGGCAGAGGCCCGCACGGGCGACATCGCAATCGCGCCGCCGGCCCTCCACTTCATGCTCGGCCAGGCGGGCGTAGTACCGGGTACCGCGGCCTTCACCCTGCGAGTGAGTGGTGCGGATGTGGCGGTGTCCGACAACGGCGCGGGCAGCCTGCTGATTGGTGGGATCGTCCGCGGCTCGATCGCGTACACGACCGGCGAGGTGATGATCCGGCCGGTAGCCCTGCCTGACGCCGACAGCAGGCTCGCTTGCGTGTATGAGTACGGGCAGGCCCTGAGCGGGACCGCGCAGCCCGTCCCCGACGGCTCCGGTGTGGTCGCCTTCGTAGTTCCCAACGGTCCCGTGCGGACTGGTTCCTTGGCGCTGGACTGGTCGGTTTCGGTGGACGCGGGCGCCGACGGCATGCCGAGCACGCCCCACACGATGCGTGTTCTTGCCAAGGACGACGGCGCAGGCAATATCGTCGCCCTTTCCGTGGGCGGACAGGCGGCCTCGGCCGTCCTTGGTTCGATCAACTACACCACCGGCGCGGTCAATCTGCAGGCGGGCCGTTTCACGGTCCATGAGGTGTCCATCCCGACCTATGCCCGAGTGGACGGCCGCTGGAAGGTCAGCGGCTATGTGCGGCAGGACGTGGAGGCCAAGTTCTCAGCGGGCACGTTGCTATCCATGGCCTGGATGGTCGCGGGCGCGGCGCAGTCTTCGTCCAATGAATCTCTTGCGCTGCCACCGCTGCAGCTGCTGCTGACACCGACGATCAGTGACTCCATCGTTCCGGGTAGCGTCCGGTTCGCCTTCAAGGGCCGCACCTACGTCGATCGCAATGGAGGGTTGTACCACTCGATCGATCCCGTCTCGGGAGCCGGGGTCTACGCGGGGTCGATCGACTACGCCGCCGGCGCCGCCAACCTGACGCAGTGGCTGCCCGGCGGAAACAATGCAGTCCAGATCCAGTCGCTGCTCACCCGGATCGCGGACCCCGGTGCGTCCGCAGTGTTCTTCCGCACGCCGGGCTCTCCGCTGCGGCCCGGGAACTTCACCCTGCGTGCGGTCACGCTTGACGGCATCCAGCTCAGTGCGGCGGCAGACATCAACGGCAACCTCGCCAGTTCGATGGTGCGCGGCAGCGTTGACTGGGAGACCGGTGTCGTCAAGGTCCAGTTCGGCCAAATGGTCCTGGCGGCTGGCAATGAAGGGGAGCCGTGGTATGACCCCGGCACCGTGGTCGGCAATCAGGTCTGGAAGCCGACGTTGGTGCTGCCAGGATCCATTTATATCGGTGCCGTCGTGTTTCGCTCAATCCCGCTGTCGGCGGTTGTGATCGGCTTGGAGTCGGTTCGCCTGCCCAGCGATGGCCGCGTGCCTGCGTTCAAGCCGGGGCAGACCGTGCTTATCCATCACACGGCCAACCATTCGATCGCGGCACCGGCGGCGGGCCAGACCGTGACGTTCGGGCGCGGGCGGCAGGCAGCTGTGGAGGTGCGAGACGCCACTGGTCTTCCGGTTGATAGCGCGTGGTACACGGCGAACACGGAGGTCGGCTCGCTGACCTTCAGCAACCCGCTGAATCTCTCGGCATACACGCTACCGATTGTGATCCGTGAGCGTGTAGAGGATCGCCGCCTGGTTGTGCAGCCGCAGATCACCGGCGAGATCGAGATCAATACCAGCCTCACCCATGACTTTCCCGTTGGGGAGGCGCTGATCAGCACCGCGCTCCGTTTGGGTGAGGCGAACGGCTCGCTCGACCTGCAGGCCCGTGTCCAGAACCTGTTCGATCAGGCGGCGTGGACGAACGTCTGGAGTGACCAGTTGATCGGCAGCGCGGCCCCGGCCACGTACAACGAAACCGACTATCCGCTGCTGGTGAGCAACGCTGATGCGATCACCGAGCGGTGGGCGGTGCGATTCACGACTGCCACCCAGTACGAGGTCATCGGTGAAACGGTCGGCATTATCGCCAGCGGTAACACCACGACCGATCTTGCCCCCGTCAACCCCCGAACCGGGCAGCCGTACTTCACCCTTCGCCGCCAAGGCTGGGGCACTGGGTGGGCAACAAACAACGTCATGCGCTTCAACACCATCGGTGGTCTGGCTCCGGTCTGGATGGTTCGCACGACCCTGCCGGGTGCGCCCCAGGGCGTTACCGATTCCACGCGCTTCCAAGTCATTGGCAACATCGCAGGAGAGTAAGCCAGATGAGTCTGATCCCAACGGTTTACAACAGCACCGACCCCGGCGCACCGCAGCTCACTGGCACGGTGGGCAGTCTGACCGCGCTGCTCGATGCCGTGTTGGTGGGCGGGTACGGTGTGGGCGCAGATTCCAAGGCGCCAGCTGGATGGACGCGAGAATTTACCGCCCCGAACGTGCGTGTGTACCGAGGCAATCCTGTCACGGGTACGGGCTACTTGCTGCGTGTGGACGATAGCGCTGCAATCGGAAACGCGCGCCATGCATGGACGCGGGGTTTCGAATCGATGAGCTCGGCGGACGTCGGTGTTAGCCCTGTGCCAACCGTAGCCCAGTTCGCAAATGGCATTCTCCTTCCGAAGTCCACCACGCTGACAGCGGTTGCTCGCCGCTGGCGCATTGTTGCCAACGAGCTTTTCGTCTACGTCTTTATCGATACTGCGGGCTCCGGGCGGATGTTCAGTTGGTTCGCCGGTGACGCGATCAGCTACAAGCCCGGTGACATGCACTGCTTCGTCATCTCCAATAGCTCTGTCGCTTCATGGGCCGGCGAAAACGTCTTCAGCACTGGTCTCCTTGCGGCAGCAGGAGAATGGCTTTCCGAAGTAACTGCGGCGAACACGGGGCTCTTCATTGCGCGAAGCCATTCCGGGAGTGTCGGAAGCCTGCCGGCGGCGCATTTTGCACTCCTGCGTGGTCTCGTCTATGGAGGTGCTGGCGGTGCCGGATATCCCAGCGGAGTCAACGCTGGTTTGCTCCACGGTCCAGCGTCATTCCTCACAAGCTCGTATGTCCCTCGGGGCGAGCTACCGGGGTTCGTAGCGGCGCTTCAAGATGTTGGCTTTGCGGACGGGGCGGTCCTGGATGGGATAGAAGGGTTCGACGGCGAGCAGCTTCTCGCCTGCAGGAATACCAGGTATCTAAATGTCAGCCCCTCATCTACAAGCAGTTTCGGGTGTCCGCTCCTCCGCCTCGGAAAGGAGTGGCACCAGTGAACGCCCAAGGGTTCAAGCTCGGTTCTGCGCGATCGACCGCTTTTGCGGGCACTGCCATGGTAGGCGGGCTCCCGGCGGTCGATGACGGTCCGGACGGGCTGTTGCGCCGAATGAATGTTCCGTTTCAGGGCAGGGTTTTCGTGCTGGAGCGCAGCACAATGAACGTGGTGGCCTCCACCCTGAGCGCACCGAACGGTCAATGGCGTATTGGCGGCCTTTCTCCCGCCTTCAAGTACATGGTCATCGGTGTGGACGGCGCTGGGACGGTCAACGCAGCGATCCAAGACTGGGTTACCCCGTACGTCGCGCCCTGATGTCCAATCCTCTCTCGCTGACTCTTCCTCTCAACTTGGGGCCGTTGTACGGCGGCGGCGCTCGCTTCCTCACGCTGAACTTGGGCGTCGCCTGGGACGTGGACCCCGGCCCCGATCCGGAGCCGGTGCCCGCCACAGTCCGGACGTCGGCCGCGCTGCCTTGGGCCGATGCGGGTGGGCTGCGGATCTCGGCGCTTGTCGGCTGGGGATACGCGCCTGTGCTCACCAAGGCTGCCGCTGCCGCTTGGGGGGCGGCGCCCGTGGTGGCACAGCAGTGCAGCTTGCCCTGGGGCCTTTCGCCCCTGCTCAAGGGCGAATGCGGTATCTCTTGGAGGCAGGCTTCGCCATTGGTCGGCCGAGCTGTCAGCCTTGGCTGGGGAGCGCTGCCTCTGACCCGAGCTGGCCTGTCGTTCGTCTGGCGGTCGCAGTTGGCCGGCATTCGTGCGGATGCGGTCATACCTTGGGCGAGTGGAAGGCGCGGCGGCCAGGCATTAACTCTCCGCTGGCGTGGGCAGCTTACGAGAGTGGAAGGTGGCAGGCGTCTACCGTGGGGCCATCCCGCCGCCACCCGCCGCGAGGCGCGCTTGCCTTGGCGTCCGGCCAGACCCATTCCCTGGCTCGTGCGGCCACCCAAGCCGCCCGGGCCGGGTCCGGAACCGCAGCCGGCCTTCCCGCCAGGCAACCTCATCGGCCTCAACCTCGGGTGCGCGATCGTCGGCATCCCCGGCCTCGCTCCCCTGAATCTCGGCGTGACCGCCTGCTACCTGGTCCGCCCGCAACGAAGGACATACGTCGTGATCAACAGCGTCTCCGTGGTCCGCTTGCCGGACCGCACCCCGATCCAGGTGGAGAGCATCTCCATTTCCTCCAGCGTGGATGCCTGGGGCAGTAGCTATGACATCGAGCTGGCCGACAGCGCGCAGCTTGCGCTGCTCAAGCCGACGGCGGCCGGTCCGCGCCTGATTGAGATCAATCTCAACGGCTACGTATGGACGGCCGTCATGGAGAGCTACAGCGGCCGCCGGGAGTGAAGCCGTACCGGCGCGACCTTGGCGGGCCGGTCGCGCACCGCGCTGCTCGCCGGGCCCTACGCGCCAGGCCGGGTGAAGGCTACCACCGAGGAGCGCAGCATGGCCCAGCTGGTCGACGAAGAGCTCGCCGACACGGGCTTTACCGCCAGCTATGACACCGTGGATTGGTTGGTGCCGCCGGGTGCCTGGTTCTACGACGCGCTACCGGCATTGGATGCGATCAGTCGTCTGGCCGAAGCCAGCGGCGCGGTGGTCCAGTCGGATCCGGCCGAGCCCACCCTGCGGGTGCGTTCGCGGTATCCGGACAGTCCCTGGGACTGGCGCGATCGCACCCCCGCGCACGTGCTGCAGGAGGACATCATCACGAATGAAAGCCTCCAGATGCGCAGCGCGCCCATGTACGACGCCGTCGTCGTCACCGGTGAGCTGGCGGGGAAGGGCGTCACCTGCAAGGTGCGCCGCGCGGGCGAGGCCGGCCAGCTGTTCGCCCAGCAGGTGAGCAGCCCGCTGATCAACACCGCCGCCGCCGGCGCCGAGCGGGGCCGCAACATCTTGGCCGACCGCGGCGAGCAGGCGGCCATCGACCTGGTCGTGCCGTTGTTCACCGCGCCACTGCGCCCGGGCGAGGTCGGGCGGATCCTGCCGCTCGACTTGGTCGAGGTCGTGGGGGAGGAAGGCACGTGGCACGGCCTGTGTACGGCCGTCCGGACCGAGGCGCGCATCGGCGAGAAGGCCGTCGTGATCGAGCAGACCATCACCCTTGAGAGGCACTACAGCGATGCGGACTGAACTGTGGGATCAATTCGACGGACTGGTCAGTGGCAGCCCGCGGCTGCTAGCGACGGTCACCGCCCACAATGCGGATGGGACCAGCAGCCTGACGACCTATGATGGGGCGCAGATGCGGGCGATCGGTATCTTGGGTAGCGGTATTCCCTACAACGTGTGGGTGCGTGCAGGGCGAGTAATCGAAGGGGCGCCAAACCTCCCCCTGGTTGAATTAGCGGTATAGGGAGCGTGTCGTTGGGGCGGCGGAAGAAATTCCGCTACCCCTTGGTCGACAACCGCTTTACTTGTTGCGCCTATCGATGAATCGGGCTGACTTGAATTCATCGGAGAGGTGAGTAATGAACGTCTGAAGAAGTGTTCCGTGGTACTCAGCATAGGCTACGGCCGTGAATTCCTTTCCGCCTTCGACTGCTTCGAAATGGAATTTAAGTGCGGGATTTTTATCTAGTGTTATAACGCTGGGGACTGCTTGAGCTGCGTCCTTCCACTGGGTAGAGGTATGCCCAAAGTTATCTCCAAATTCCTCCCACGTTTCAATTCTGCCCTGCTTGTCTCTCTGATTGATCTTCGCCTTGAACGCTTCAAGTAGCGCTGCGGGATCGTCTGTAAGGAAATATAAAGCCATGCGGGTCCCCCTGTGTGGTTAATTGAAATAAGGCCTGCTGCCCCTCAGCTGGCCTTAAACAGATAGGGGTGCATGTCAGTAAAACAAGGGCTGAAATCAAGATAAAAAAAAGGACGCCTTTCGGCGTCCCTTTCCCTGGAGCTACTACCCCCAAACGCCAACCAGCGCGAGGAGTAGTAGTGCCCCAGAGCCCAGCTCGATGCGAAATCGCTTCGGTCCGCGCTTGGGGTTTCCCCAGCTGGCTTCAACGCTAAGCAGTGCCATAAGGCTCTCCTATGCGCGGCCCCCTGACCCATACAGGAGTAGCCGGGGGCGCAAGGCCAGTTGATGGGCTTGTTCGTGTGCGGTTTGGCCCATCAGCCGCTACTCTGGGGACGGACGTTACCTGAATGGGCTGGTGTCTTCAATGGGGTGACATTGTCTCGTGGCATGAGACTGTCCTGAGTAAGCTTCGCCCATGCCGTTGCCCCCCGACTTCCGCTGGCAGAGAGCCGCCGCCACAGCCCACGAAAAGGACGTGATCGCGTTCGAGGGGGTGTGGGTGGTCCGGCTGTACCAGGATCACTGGGGCGGGCAGTACTTCGCCGCCCTGGATCAGCACCTACCGCGGGAGCAGCAGACCTGCCGGCCATGCAGCACCCACGAGCAGGGCCGGGCCGGGGCTGAGCTATGGATCGAACGCCATCAAGCCCGGCTCCGCCTCGAAATTCAGCAGCAGCGCCGCCTGATCGCTGCGACGCCGCCCCCAAAGGTGCCGTGAAGCCTCCTGAAAACCTATACAAGGGGCCTGCGGGGACAATGGTTCCACGGGGCTGCCTCCTGAGAACGCTGATGGCCGCAGCCCTTGCGGCGCAAGGTCATGGAGGCGAACTTTTAATCTTGTGCTCAAAGTGCGCGTAGCAGCGGAGTGTGTTGATCGTCGCGGTGAAGCCAATACGCCAAGCTGGGCTAGAGTTGGGTTGGTCGATCCTTTTTCAGCGGTGTTCGCTTTTGGCTGACAGCGGACATTGCGCGGAGCAGGGGATTAGCGTGTTTATCGCGGCTAGGGGAGGGCAGCTTCCGATCCAAAGCGGATATCCATCGGTGATTCTCTAGGACTCTTGTAATGCGGTCTGCCCGGCTCGCTGGGCCCGGCTATGCATCGGCTTGTTAGCGGGACTCAGTCGCCCTAAGATCAAGGCGTATCAAGGAGGACAGCCACCTACGGTGGGCTGTAGACAAGCCGGATTACCGGACCAAGGGATCCGGCATTACGTAGTTAGGCGCCAAGGAGAAGGTTCGTGGCAGAGTGGTTATTTGATAGGCACGGTAGGCCATGCGTGATCTGGGATGACACGAAGATCCGCGACCGTTATGGAAAAGTCATTGCTTGGCTGGGGGGCAACAACGTCTACTCGCTTAGCGGGCGGCATATCGGTTGGCTTGACGGCGGCGTCATCTTTGACTCAAGCAACTCAGCATTGACGTTTAGTCGCAACCGAACAACCGGCCTCCCCAGCGTTCCTGGTCTTTCGGGGACTCCAGGGATGCCTGGATTTGCTGGCACCCCCGGACGGCCAGGACTTTCAGGCACCCCAGGACGGCCAGGACGCGGCGGCTGGTCCAGCCATGATGCGGCCGCCTATCTGGGTGCTTAACAGTTCATTCAAGCCGACGCCGTTTCGCGGCGCGTCCTAATTTAGGGTTTAGATGGCACCGGAGAGCCCAATGTCAGCCAAGCTTCCTTATCTCACCACCCCTGGCACGATCGAGAACGCTTTGGCAAAGGTCAAAGCTGCCGCGACCCCGCCTACCTTCAACAATGACTTTGTTCACGAGAAGCTCCAGATTAAGGGCGGCAGTGGCAAGAGCATTCCGCCCTTCTTCAAAAAGCTGGGGTTGGTATCGGACTCCGGGGCGCCTACTGGGCTATACCAGAAGCTCAGGAATCCCTCGACGGCCGGAGACGCTTTGGGCGAAGCAATCCGGATCGCGTATAGGCCGCTCTACGAGGTCAATGAATACGCTCACGAACTCAGTGACAGGGATCTCAAGGGTCTAATTCATCAAGTCACCGGGCTTGAGGAAGGAAACCGGATCACTGAGCTGATTCAGTCCACCTTTCTTAAGCTAAAAAAGAATGCAACCTTCAACGGAAGCGCATCGGTAGAAGTGAGCCGCAACGAAGCGCCTGATGAACAAGCGGAGACCGGTCAGAGTAAGCCGAAGGGCCACTCGGCTTCACACGACCTGAGAATTGGCTACACAATCAACTTGAATCTTCCTGCTACCGCCAACGCTGAAGTGTTCGACGCTATTTTCCAGAGTCTCCGAAGGAACCTCTTGCGCGATGAATAGTAAAGACGCGGTCGCGCTGCTCCAAAGGTTCGGCATGGCCAATCAGCTGGCCGAGGTCAATCTCGATGCGACGGAGCGACGGTTTTCAATAGATCTCGGGCGACGACCCAGAGAAGAGGAGATTGAAGAGAACTATTTTCCGCAGTTCGATGAGTCCGTGCGGAAAGAGGCGGCAGAGATGAGTCGCCACTATGAGGTTTTCTACTGCCTGGAGAAAACAATTCGCGAACTCATCTCGGACACAATGCAGGCGGCCGAGGGGCAGAACTGGTGGAGCAGCGCACGCATCCCGGAGCGGCTCAAGAATGAGGTTGAGGCGAGGATTCGCCGTGAGACAGACTCCGCAGTCACACTCCGGTCTGATGAGCCAATTGACTTTACGACGTTCGGGGAGCTTGGGGAGCTCATCAAGGCGAACTGGGACCTTTTCGGTTCAATTTTCTCCAACGCTAGCGCGCGAGCGGTCGAGCGCGTATTAGCCAACCTCAATGTCTTGCGTGGGCCTATTGCTCACTGCAGCAGGCTCGCCGGAGACGAGATAGTGCGCCTTGAGCTCAGCGTTAGAGACTGGTTCCGGTTAACGGAGTAG